TCTTTGCGGCTCAACAGAAGTTCCCATGGGGATAATTATTAAAGGCGAGATTGCGGGACGGGATATGGAAATGATTCCGCTTAACAATCAGCCCGCAAAAGTAGTTGCCTCCGGTGTAATCGCCGTAGGTGCTACCTGCATAACAGCAGCGAACGGACAGGCAACAGCTTCAACGTCAGACGGCGCGAGGATATACTTCATCGCGACCGAAGCAGCGGGAGCAGCGAACGATATAATCGCCGGCTATACCGTGAACATGTTCAGGGGGGCCTAAACTATGAATAACATCACGCTTCAGCCCGAACCTACGGTACAGTTCCTCATCGAAGGCGCGTTCAATGACCCGAGCGAGTACATCGCTTCAAAAGTTCTGCCTGAAATTCCCTCCGAAGTTTTAAGGGGATATTTCGGCAGGCTTGACCAGGGCGCTTTAAGACTTATATCAACAGCAGTAAAGGGTCTGTCAAAAAATGTTGTTAACTTCAAGTTCGACAGGAACGCTACTTTTGAAATCGGCGACCACGAACTTACGAACGTTATCAACAGGGTAGACGCTGAATCAATGGGCGGCTGGGATGCTGCTAAGAAAATGTTCGGCGTGCTTTTAGCGGACGAAATACTCCGCAGCAGGGAGCACACTCTTGCATCGGCTCTGACCAGCACAACTGTCATGGCGGGTTACACCGAGACATTAACCGCCGGCGACCAGTGGACAACCAGCACATCAGACGTGCTCGCTGCCATTGAGCGCGGCAAAGTGTCGGTTGAGACCGCAACGGGTAAACAGGCAAACACAATAATCATGGGTGCGCCTACGCGCAGAGCGTTGGCTATACATCCGCAGATTATTGCCGTGCTGTCTCCCGGTAAGAACACTCCCGGACAGTACAACGACGAACAGCTGGCTGCGGCTCTTGGCGTAGACAGAATAATCGTCGGAAGGGCGATTTACAACAGCGCCATGGAAGGCCAGACAGCGACCAGCGCGTTTATATGGGGCGACAATTGCATTGTTGCTTTCATAGAAAAAACGCCGACGCTTGTCAGCAAGACGCTTGGCGCGTCAGTCACATGCCAGAGCAAGGCCCCGAAGCAGTACGCATACAGCTATGTCCCTGAAGGCAAAATGCCCGGACAGGTTGAGGCACTTGTTGCAGGTGCGAACTGGGAAGACAAGCTTATCACATTAGGCGCAGGGTATTTGATTTACGATACCAACGCTTAAAAACTTGCGGAATCTCGGGCGGGCCCTGCGAAGGGCTCTCCCGGGAACCGCGTAAAAAAGGAGAAAGAAATGGCAAAGGCAGAGGAAAAGAAAGTCGAAGGAAAAGAAGAAGCGAATACCGAGACCCCGAAGGCGGGTCCTGCGAAGGGCTCTCTTAAAACAGCGACCGTATGGAACGGCAAGCTGTTAAAAGCCGGCTCTCCCGCTCCCAAAGAACTTATCGACTGGATTAAAAGCGTCGAGAAGAAAAGCGGCAAAACTGTTTCCGACTACATCGTGGAATAAACAATGCCTGACGGAACGTATCACACAAAGGCAAACGTCCTGGCGAAGTTTAAAAAGCTTGTGTTTGGTACAGGCCTGATAACTGACGCTGAAGCTGAGGACGAAATAGCACGCACGGAGGCTTATGTCGAAGGAAAAATCGACCCCTTTTACGTTTTTGCGTCTATTACGTCCACTGCTCAGCCGAAGTCTTTCGCTATTGTCAAGGAAATATGCCTTTACATAACGATTGCCAAGGTCAACGAGATACTGCGCAAGAACGGGGTCGAGAATCAGAACCCCGAAGAAAAGCAGAGGATATTAAACGAGTACGCGCGCGCGGAAAAGATGCTGAAAGGCATAGGGCTTTTTATTACGCAGGGCAATGTTGACGGCGCATTAAAATTGCCTGACGCGACAGCGCGGTCGCTTTCCACGACATACGCTGCCGGCGGTGTGAGCTCGACTGTCAGCACGCCGACATTTAAAAAGGATGTTGCCCAGTGGTAATGCAAAAAACCGTACCCTCAAACCTGATAGATGTTGAATTTCAACGGATTTTTAAAGAGACCGCTGAAAAGGTCAAGTATATCAAACCGGCTTTAATGTCTGTCAGGGATGACTGGTACGGCGAAAACAAAACGCTGTTTACACTCAAAGGTCCGGGCAAGTTTACGGATTTAAAGGACAGCACAAAAAGAAAAAAAATAGGTGATGAACGTGCCGGCAGAATATCTGGTTTAACAAATCCGCCTTACCCGATACTGCTGGCCAAGAACGGGCGCATTAAAGCGGGCTTAACCGATAAGCAGTCTGAATTCACGGTCAACGAGCTGACTGATACATCTTTAACACTCGGCGTGAAAGGTCAGGACTATTTCTTGTTTCAGCAAAAGGGAACTAAGAAAATGGCAAAGCATCCGTTTATTTTTAACAGCAAAGAGCACGGCGACCAGTGGACAAACCAGCGCGACCGCTGGGTAAAGATATTTACTGAATACCAGTCGCGTAGACTCGCCGCAATGGGGAACGTGTAATGCCTATCACAATTGCTTACAAGGATATTGAGGACATCATAGACGACATCCTCGACAGGATGCGCGATTCGACTTATGGGCTTAACGCAGCGATAGCCGCGATAAACACGCAGAAGGCATCCGTTGATGCCGCGCGCGGGCGCGTAGTGATGACACTCCCGAAGTTTACAAACATCGCAACTCCTGCAGTTGACACCTTGACAGAAGGACAGAACTTATTTTTTTTCATGGCTGAGGAGTTTGTCAACTGCGACCCGTTCATGGTTGTAACTATCCCGACATGGACAACGGACAACATGGGCACTGAGTCTGTAAGCGTTATGTTTTTAATCGTAATGGAGGACCCGTCAGACGGCACGGACCCGAAGAGAAAGCTTTTAAGATATGTCAGGGCGTTAAAGGAAGTGTTTAGACACTTTCCCCTGGACAGCGACCTTATAACAGAAACAAAAACATCAATAGTCGAACCTGACTTAATAAGCATAAACGCAGGAGAGCAGTCACTCTCTTACTACTCCGCGGGAGTTAAGCTCGAACTCGTTTACGCGTAAACACTGAAAGGAAGGAGGAAAACAAAATGGCAATAGTAAAAGACAGCAAACAGTTAATATTCGGGATTCACGGGGTCACGGTATGCGACTTTTTTTCGCACGTACCTGTCGGTGAAGAGCTCGATGTAATCGGCGACTTATCGCTTGAGGTATCGGCTGAGGTTGAGTCTCTTTATGGCGGCTCGCACTCATGGCCCGTTGCCGGTGAAGCCAAGACTTTATCAGCTGAAGGGAGTATTGAACTCCGCGAATATCCCGAAGAGCTGGCCGAGTACCTGGTTGCCGGTGTTGGAGCCAAGGCCGTGGCATCCGCGACAGGCGGTGTTGTGGCGATTGTAAACCGTAAGGGGACAAGTGCAATGTCCGCGACAACCGGTATTGCATCGGTTGGATTAAAGACCGGTGAGACGGCAGAACTAAAAGCCGGCATTTACGTTGTTGAAGTCGCAAGTGCGTCAACCGTAGATGTCTATTCGTGTTCAACCGTGGACATGAAAAAAGGCACTGACCTGACGAAAGCAGCCGGAACAATGAAAATCGCAACCGGGCTTTCGATTACCACAGGCGCAGCAGTTGAGGTCACTGATACAGGCGTTGAGTTAACCGGCGGGTCCGGAACTATCGGAATGACAGTCGGGGACACTGCGATATATGAAGTATATCCTCCGCACGTGGGCGTTGAGACAATCACCATGGGACAGGAAAACGCGGAATTCAAGCGCGTGTCTCTCGTGTTGACTGCTCAGAAACGCACGACCGGAGAAATATGCTACATACATTGTCCGAACGCTCTTTGCTTAGGCTTACCGCTGGGAGCAAAAGAAACGGCTTTCCAGAGCGGCAGCGCAAAGATAGGCGTATTTACTGACGAGACATTGAACTACAGCATAAAACTTACCAACATCAAAGGCACGAGTGTTTAA